TCGTCCAATCTGTTGGTTGGATTGGATTACCTGTGGTAGGAGTAATAGCTGTACCAGTCCCATACCCACCAGAACCATAACCACCGATGCCATAACCCGTACCAGCAGGAACTGGACCAATTCCAATATAATAATCATATTGTGCTTGATTGCCGTTTAAATATCCGTTTGTTGTTGACGATGCTGTTGTCGTTCCAGTAATAACAAAATTATTAGCGTCTGTTATGCTCTGGACGATATAGTTGCCAAAGAATGTAATGCCGCCAACGGTTGTTGAAACAAGTACGGGAAATGTATTTCCAGCTACATAACCATGATTATTTAGAGTTACGGTGACTGATGCACTTCCGCTCGTCAATGAAAACTGAGGTACAGAACCGCCATTTGTGACTGTACTTGTGGCATATGCAGGGCCACCGAGAGCATTTGTAGCTAGAATATCAAATGTACCCGTTCCAACGGTAATAGCTGGATAAAATCCATAAAGTATTAATCCGCCGACTGATATTTGTGTTTTAATAAATACAGAATCGTAACTTGTAATTGTTGCGCCAGAGTCATTAATTGTAACAACATTGCTTCCAGTTGTCGTTGAGACAGACACTGGCATTACGTTGTCTTCAATTGTTCTGGGGGTAATGTTTATTCTACTGCCATTATTAATGACACTTAATGTATTTGAATTACCAGCACCATATTCCGCACCAACAGCAAGCCAAGCTTTTGAGTTAGTATCTTCCCATGCCCATAAAGCGCGAACAATAGAACCTATTTTATTAGGAAAATAAGTCAGCCAACCACCAAGCTTTTGAACTAAACCAAAGCCATTTCGATCTGGAACAAAACGCACAAGATTAGTAAATGAAAGGCCCGCTTGATTTAATGCGGGGGTTTCATTTTGATCGACACCAGGAGTAATTTTTACCTGTGCGTGGGGCATTTAATTACCTTGTAGGTGTAGCAGCAACTGGAGAAGACATAGAAGTCCACGCAGATGCGGCAAACTTCTTACGAAACTCTTCTTCAATTGCCTTTTGTTTAAGTGCCTGATACTGACCCTCATAGCTTTGCGCCATTGCAGGATCATCCGACTCACGCCCAAAGTTGCGTTGATATGCAGAGATGTAGACCATTGACGCCATAATCAAAAGATCAGGCAAATAGGTGCTGATAAATGTTGTCGAACTATTTGCTAAGCTTGATGTGGCAAATTGAAAAAGCGACTGTGTGCGAATTGTACCCGTTAATAAAACAGGATACGATGAATTGGGGTACGGTCCGACAATAATATTTTGTGACGTATTTCCACTAGATGCAGCGTCTCCACCATAAATTGCAAAAACACTCGGAGTGGAAAGGTAAGAACTGTCATTATAAACATTTTGAATATATTCCTTAGATGTAGGGATAAGAGGCAATGTTGCAGTGCCAGATACTATACCTACGGTCTGGAGGGTAACAAAATCATTAACAGAGATAGAAAGTGTGTTATTGCCTACAGAAAGTGTATAGTTTGAGTTGCTAGTTACGGATTGCGATAAATCCAAATCACGTTGAATGCGCAATTCAGCGTAATTTAGCATTTGTGGAATTAAATTATTAAAATTAGTGTCGGGCTGCGATAATGTGCCGCCATAAGCCACATTTGCTAAATAAGTAATGCCATTAATTGTTGTATTCGTTGTAGGTGTAAAAGTATCAACAACGGCCATCGTACCGATCTGGTTAATGTACCCATTGTACGTTAGCGCATTTGTTGGAACTGACATTACTTAATACCTTTGCAATAAGCTTGGCGACGAGCATTATTTTCTTTTACGCCACGTATTGTCTCGTCAGTGTCCTTTGGTGACCAGCTGACACCAGTCCAGACAGTGCAAGCACTACTTCCGTTCAAAGGAATCTGGGTCGCGCAACCTTGCAGAATTAGCGTCAACGGAATCAATAGCATCCCCAGCTTTAATGGCTTCATCGACTTTCTCCAAAGATTGCGTGTTTTCCTTGTTAATGTATGCGTTAACAGCATCGGTGCTAATTTTATAATACACCCCCGTCAACACCAGCACAACAATAATTGCTGTACCTACATATCTCCCTATCGGTGTCAGGAAAAAGGCAAACATCTTACACTCCGTGTTCCTCTAAATGCTTTGATCTAAAGTACCAGATGGCGACTCCGCACAAGACGATAATCGCAAACATGTCGAAAGTCGTATTGGAAAGAAGGCTTTGTATCTGGGTAAATAGATCGTTCGCTGATTGCGCCTGACCAACATAGTCTTGCGCATTGCTGGTAAGGGTTTTAGCTGCACCAGCCACGCCAAGCGCAGAAGTGGCCAAGGCAGTATTTCCTTGCTTACTGTCTGCCATTGTCTTGGTTGGCGGTGTGTCAGGGGTAGCGCGATGTTCCTGCTCTTCAATGGGTTTGCCACCCGTTGTCCACCATTCCGATTCTGCGTTGCGGCGGCGTACCAAGCCTGGGAGGACTTTCCCACCACCCCGTGTCCATTTTTGTAATTCTGTTGGGACTTTTTCAAACTGACCTGCATTGACGCATTTTAAAAGAGTTGAAGATGCAAGGTTTCCCTTACCAGCATTATAGCAAAAATCGACCAAAACATCGAACTGATGCTGTGTTAATTCAACCTTCACCAAAGATTTAACATCGTTCTCAAACTTGACCATGTCAGCGGCTAGGATACGATTAGCATCCTCTTGGGTAATCGTCATGCCTTCCTTAACTTCAGGCGCGCCAGCCGCAGAAGTGTGTCCATAGCCGATGGTTAGGATACCAGCTGGACAGCGGTAGGCAGTTAACTTGCAGCCTTCAAATGGCTTTGTGAGGGCGTTTAAACCACCTTCGGACATTTGCATGGAATTAGCCTTTCACAGTGAGGATGTAAGCTACGAAAAACACAACTATAATTACCACAAATACGAGGATAAAAACACTCCCCCATACTGCCAAGCCACGTAAAAACTCAGCTTTTTCTCTAGCTGCTTTTTCGGCGGCGAGGCGATCAGCCTTCTTGATTCGGGTAATCTCTTCCTGAAGGCGTATCCACTCACCATAACCATATTGTGACACAAACAGGTTTTGCGCTTCCTGCATCCATTGGTTAATTTGCTGCTTGGCGGCATAGGCATCCATTGCCCTTTTTTCGGCGCTTTCCTTGGATTGGAAAAGACTTTTGGGTGGATCTGCCACCATACGGGTAATTTCACCAACGCTCCCCATTAATGAGGAAACGTCCTGCATCATACCCTGAATTTCCTTACCAGCGGCAATACCTGATTTAATAGCGCCGTATGCCGTTTGCGCCAATGCGAGGATTGTTAACGGGTCCAATTTGTTTCCCCATAGTAATCCCCTCTTGTTAAGAATGAATGATATATATCAGTTATTTGTCTGCTTTGGCATCTAATTTATCAAATATTTTAGCTAACATATCTTTAATTTCACGCATTGCGTCCGTAAATTCATCTTTTCTAATATAGTTTGAAGGAAGGTCCACTTCTAGTCGGTGGATGTCTTCCTTCATTTTTTGTACCGCATCCCATACTTGTCGGCCTAGCCAACCACCCAACGCAAACCCCGCTCCTACAGCTGTGTCAATTAGGGTCTGCATTTCCATGGTTAACTCCTACGAGGCTGGCGCGTCAACCGTTGTTGGCGCTTCTTGTGCGGGTGCCGTAGCCAGCTGGCTTTCTGCATCCTGCTTGATCTTGAAGATCAATGATTGAACCTCAGCAAATGGACGTTGCCCAAGTGCTTGAAGAATGTAGTTAACTTCATCGACTGTTAAGCTTAATGTCACGTTCATTGGTTACCCCCTGTTTGAACAGTATTTATATACCATTTCACTTTTACCTCGCCAAGAGAAGATGCTGGTAAAACATGAATAATCACACACCCCAAGGCGGTGTCAGATTAACCGATGTTGGTGTAATCTGTTGTTGGATTTGTTGGTCAATATTGGCTTCCAAAGCAGCTACTTGTTCCGCACCAAGAGAAGCCGTTGTCCAACCTTGCACCTGCGCTTCAGTAAGCTGTGCATATGGCGTAAAAGCTGATCCAGCGGTGTAAGTTAATGAAACAGTTCCATAAACTGAACCATTGTGATTATTTCCATCAGTGCCGCTAAGTACCCAGTGAACTATAAAAACTACATCAGTTTGCCCTGAATTTTCAGGATAAGCAGTTAATGTAGGAAAGTTCCATGTATATGTATTGCTCACATTAAACTCCTATATGTCCATGACCGTGATTGGCAAATTGTGCATGATAAGCGTTTCTTGCGTTTTCAATGCACATTTTGGCTTCTTCAAAATCTTTGAAATATCCTAAATTTATGCTTTTCTTTTGAACATAAATCCGTGCCATCCAAAGTTTGGCTCTTTTATTCCACACAAGTCCTTTTACGCCACTAGTGTTATCTTTTCTAATTTTTGAATTATAAGCATTTTCTGCTTTTGTAGCATGTCTCAAATTTTCAATCTTATTATTAAGAGAATCACAATCAATATGATCTACAATTTGAGGAATATAACCATGAAACATCAAAAATATTATTTGATGAGCATAATATTTTTGTTTGTTAATATTAATAACTAAATATCCATGCCCAGATTTATTCCCCGCTTTGAGGTTAGCTTTTGTTGATGGCCTGTTGCGCGTCATTAACCTTGGTTTCCAATAAAGGTCGCCATTCCTATATTCAAAAATACTTAATGCTTCACTCTGAGTGAGAGTTGACATTAGTGAGTCTCCTCAGGAGTAGGTGCAGGCTGTACTTGTGCCTGAGCCTGTGTGCGGATCTTTTCAATCACTTCTGCAACTGAAACGTATGGTGCGTTACCCAGTGCCTGAAGGATGATGTTGATTTCATTGATAGTCAGATCAAGTGTCATTTTATGCTCCAACCTTCGCTTTAAGGGCGGTGACTTCTGCGGATAGTTCTTGGATGGCGGCAACAAGGACAGGAATCATATCACCCATTTTTAAAGTTAAGTATTTGCTACCATCTTCCGATTCATTTAATCCTTCGGCAACAAGGGTTGGCAACACAGATTGTACTTCTTGCGCTAAAAACCCGTAATGCTGCACTTTGCCATCATCGCAAACTGGTAAATCTTTAAAGTTGTAAGTGATGGGGTTAAGTTTTGTTACTATATCAAGGCCGTTCTTAATGGTAACAGTATTTTCTTTTAACCGCGCATCAGAAATACCAGTAATGCTTGTGCTTGTGGCGTTAATATTGCCAGCCCAATTTACATAAAACCGATACGCCGCAGCGCCAGTTGAATACATAATCAAATTTGAATTAGCGCTTGTTGTATAACTTGCAACTGTTACTATTGACCTACCCGTATCAAGTATTTTTGTTCCTTCACCAGTGTTACCACTGGAATTAGTTGTCCCCACCAGCAGATTGCCGCTGGAGTCAACGCGCATACGTTCAGTAGTAGAACCATAGGTTCCACTGCTGAAAATAATTCCTGCTTGTCCTGTATTTAAAACTGTGCTTCCATCAGATGATTGGCGACCTAAGAATGAACCAAAGCCACCGATAGAAAATGCACCACTTGCAATATTATCTGCAACTTGGATAAATCCAGAGGTTGCGGGCAATCCAGATGCTGATGTTCTTCCAACCAATACGTTGCCGCTGGAGTCAATGCGCATACGTTCTGCTGAGTTTGTATACAAAATAGTTGGTGCAGACGCGCTGTCGTTCCAAATGACACGGGCATATGCAGCACCTGAACCGAAGTTTGTACCAGTGGAGTTATCAATACCAAACTGATAAGACCCGCCAGTATTATTGCATTGGAGTTTTGCGTAATTTGTCCCAGTGTTGGACGTTGCTGAAATGGACCCCGTTGTTGCCCGAACATCTAATGTAAATCCTGGCGAACTTGTCCCAATCCCCACGTTGCCGCTGGAGTCAATGCGCATACGTTCTGTGTTGTTGGTCCCGAACGTCAGTGCATGATTAGTTGTAACGGTTTGGTAAACATACCCACCGGAATTAGTGCCAATGGCAATAGAAATGTCACCACCACCGCTGTACAATGTTGTGTTTGTTCCATAAAGTCCTGATCCACCGGGATATTGGAAGTATGAAGACCCAACAACGCTTAATTTTGCACTAGGCGATGTTATCCCAATCCCGACATTCTGCGAACCATCAATATACAAGCCTGTTGTGCCGCCTGTCTGTAATGACAGGGTGGAAGAACCATTAACAATTGGCGTTGTTACAGATGTGCTGAATGATGGATTATTAATTGTATTAACAGTTACTGCACCAGTTGACCCAGAAATTGAAATATTTGTTCCAGCAACAAGTGATGTTACGGCAAAAGATGACGCATTAACAAATGATGGCGCTGATGTGCCGTTGGATTGAAGAACCTGACCAGATGTACCCGCTGATGTGTAGGAAAGTGCTGTTCCTGTGCCATAACCAACGCCGCCTTGTGTCGGCGTAGCATTGCTGTTTGTGCCGCCATTTGCAATTGGCAAGACACCCGTAACAGCGCTTGTAAGGCTTACTTGTCCCCATGCAGGGGCGACACCCACGCCGCCTGAGAGAAGCACGTTACCAGTAGCAACGTCAGCCAGTTTTGATAAAGTTGTTGTGCCACTGGCATAGATAAGATCGCCAATTGTATATGAGGTAAGGCCAGTGCCGCCGTTTCCAACAGGCAGCGTCCCTGTAACTCCAGTGGCGAGGGATACTTGTGACCAAGTGGGTGC